TCCTAGTTGTATTGCTATTATCATAAACGACAACGTCACACACAGCATTGTCTTCATCGTAAACATGCTTTCATTTAAGAGCCACCACGTAAGCAAAGGAAAAGTCAAATATGACATTCCAAAACCCAATAGGCGCGCAGTCCACGCTTCGCTAGTAGTATCCACGATCATCTTGGTGGCATACCAAAAACACAAACTAGCGGGGATGCCGTACATTAGGGCTGCTTGTAGTGGCTTACCTTTCCACCAATCCCACACGTAATGCGAGTACAGCTGAAACCATACGCAGGTTTGAGCAAACGCCAATATCAGGCAGGCTTTTGACAATTCAAAAATTTGCAATTATAACCTCTCTACACTTAGATGTATCAGTAACAATTTGAGCGTTATGATTCACAAGTGTGATATTGCTTCCTTTGTATTCTCGCAATAGACGAGGGTGGTAATGATAAACCAAGATACACTTTCTGTCTGTGTTTTTGAAGAAAGCTTTTGCCTTCTTGTGGGAAATGCGCGCTTCTTCATAGCCCGTGCTTATTCCGCCTTCTAAGATATCAAAATGATATTTACCCAGATTCATCAAAACATAATGATCGTTCTCCACTTTTGACATTATGTTTTCAAAATCCTCGTCTTGTTCAAACTCAACGTGAAAGTTTGGTGGATTAAAATTTTTAAGACGCATGAGGGCGGTTGGAGAAAGGGGCCGTTTAACAAACTTTCCCGATGAAATAAGTCCAGAACTAGAGTGATAGTTTAAAAGATAAAACAGCCCAGAGCGCATGAACGGATCTTTGTATTCAGGCCACTTACGTTGCATCATATAGAAAATGCGGGCTTCTTCAAGCGGCGCAAAGTGTTCTACGACGGCGGCGACGCGAGAAGGAGATGTCATCAGACAACGCCAAAACTCATATACCACGTATTTGGAGGTGTGGCCCACGACAAAGCGGCCGCCGTGTAACAATTCCAATTCTGCATCCCCGGTTAAGAAGGGATAACAATGCACGACTGATCCGCGGGGGATTAATCGTTTAAGGACGGAAGAGCATACTAATTTATTTTCTTTCAGCTGTAGCGGGCTCTTCATTCGACACCGGGTCCTGTTGTTGGAAAAGTTTTAACTTTTCTTGCAATTCAGCCATAGCGCCCGACATCGCCAACGGATCCGTTACATAGTGCGCGGTGGGCGGAGTATCTTGCTCTTGAGAAGGCTGTTGCTGGGGCGCAGGAGGTTGTGTCCTGTGTCTCATGTATCCTTCAATGATGTTGTTTACGTCATCTAATGCGCAGGCGGCGGTCGTCAGGCGCTCCCTTGCTTCTGCAATCACATGGCAAGTTTTTAAATCCAGGCGATCTGGCGCGTCCATATTAATCAACCCTGGCATAATATCATCATGGCATTCCCCTACGCTTGTGGCGGCCTTTTGCACAAGTCGCGAAACTTCCCCTGGAAGCTCTTTTAGTGATATGGTGTATTGTAGCGTGACTCTTTCGTTTTCGTTCATTTTAACCTCTTAAAAGTTGTTGTTGAGTGTTGAGCTTGTTTTCAATTAAATGTGGAGATCCCACTACCACCATTTCAGTGCCAGTGTGTCCTCGATTAATCGTTAATTTAGAAAATTCATGTTCTTCTTTTAATCCCCCCGGGAGGGCGCCCTGTTCGTTAAGTGTGCGCATACGTGGGTCAGCGCGCACCATTACCACGTGCTCAGGATTAACAAATACTTCTCGTAGGGTATAGTCCTGCTGTGTGGTTAAAGTGCTATTGTGGCACACTTCCGTAAGTTTAACTAATCCCATTATTTTCTCCCATTGGGTACACATCCCTTCTTTTGACATTCCAATTACCATTGGCATAAACGCGATATATGTATTGGCCGTTGGTGCTCAAATAGACCCCAGCTATGGGTTTTTCAGATATTCGCATTCTCATTCCTTTTTCTGTTTCAAGCCATAACTCAACTCCCTGTGGGATGTGTACTAAATCTCCTTGTTGCATCATTTATCCTCCGTTTGTATGATTCCAAAGTTAGTTGTGATAAGCGTCCCGGCGCAGCTAGCCGCATTTTGCAGCGCCGTGGCGGTGACCTTTACGGGATCAATGATTCCCGTCTCAGGTAAATTAACTATTTGTCCCGTCCGAAAATCCCAACCCTCGTCATCTGCGCATGCCAACACCTTTGAAATAATAATGTCAGGGGACTCTCCAGCGTTTAAAGACATTTGTCGGATTGGTTCTTGGCATGCCGCTTTCACAACTGCGGCGCCTAGGCCAATATCGGCAGGCCCGCCATGGCTCACTATAGCTATACTATGTGTGGCGCGCAAAAGCGCTGTGCCGCCGCCGGGAACAATGCCCTCTTCCTGCGCCGACTTCACTGCCTCCAAGGCATCTTCGATACGGTGCTTCCGCTCGGTCATTTCTACCTCGGTGGAGCCACCCACCCGAATAATCGCAACACCAGATGATAGACGCGAAATACGCTGTTGAGTTCGATCTGCATCTTCCAGCGATTCAGTTTGCTCGACAGCCGCTTTTAAGCTCTCGATCTTCTCGTCGATCAGCGTGGCATCACAGTTGCCTCCCACAATCGTGGTACTATATTTACCACTCTCAATAAATTGTGCTGATCCGAAATGCTTCATTTCAACATTGTTTACCTTTATTCCACTTTCGCGCGTGACAAAAGTGGCACCCACAGAAAGCGCAAGGTCTTCTAACAATTGTCGGCGCTCCTCGCCATAATGAGGGGCTTTAAGGGCGGCCACTTTGAGTGTTCCCCTCATTGCATTCATGATCATTGCCGCGAGTGCCTGGCCTTCTATCTCTTCCGCTACTATAATCAATGGCCGGCCTTCGCGTGCCGCCATCTCCAGTACGGGGAGGATTTGTTCCACGCTGGAGATCTTGTAATCCGTAACTAAAACGAGGGGATCATCATGGTGCATCACAGCCCGGCGTTCGTCTGTGACAAATGCGCCGGCGCAATAGCCGCCGCGGAATCGGAACCCATCAGTCACATCGAGAGATGTCTCCAGAGAGCGAGATTCTTCTATCGTAATGGAGCCATCTTGCCCAACGCGATCAACCGCCAGCGCAATGAGCTTGCCAATGGAACTATCATCATTAGCGGAAATAGTTGCGATATGCTCGATATCCTCCAGCGAGGTAACCGGAATAGCCAACTCTTTAAGATTGGCAATAACTTCCTTTGCTGATAAGTTGATTCCCCGCTGAAGATCGGTTGGCGATGCTCCGGAGGCAAGAAACCTTTGCGACTCATTAAGTATGGCGCGCGCCAGAACGGTGGCCGTTGTCGTGCCGTCGCCGGCTATATTATTCGTTTCCACTGCTGCTTGTTTTATGATTTGAGCGGCGGCATTTTCAAAAGGGTCTTCGCAGGCCACAAACGCCGCCACTGTTACGCCGTCCTTTGTAATAAAGGGAGTTTTACCTTTCTCTTGAAGTAGAACATTGCGGCCACGTGGGCCCAGGGTTGAAGCCACATTGTCTGCTAGCTTGTTTGCCCCTGTTATGATCTTTTGTCGTAGTGTTTGATTGTCGTCGTATGCTCGACTCATTAGTGCCTCTGGTTATATATATTATAATCGTTTTTACAATAAATGTCAAATGCTATTTGTCAATACCGGCGATCTTTCTAGTGTCAGTGCCCACATCATCCGCTGATTTGGCCGCGGCCTTCGCTTGTTGTGGCTCTTGTAGTCCATTAGCGAAAAATGCATTTAAACTATCAGACATTGCTGATACCTGATCAAAGATACCAAACACCTCATCCATTAGCTCGCCGCGGGCTGATTCAAGCACCCTCATAACGGCCGAGGCCCCAATATCTAATTTAGCGAAAGGTGAACCTCCTCCAAGCCTGATTGTCGCGCCTCTTGATAATACCCAGTGAGAGTGAGTTAAATATCCTTTGGTATTTTTAATTGCCATAGCCTTAAGTTCGGGCGTTAAAGAATTGTACCACTCCACCACTGGAGTGCCCGTGACCCACTCTCCCGACTTGTCGAGAAACTGGCCGCGAGCATCGCGACTTCTTATAACATCTTTCTTAAATTGTGCGAAAAGAGGTTTAACAATTTGATCTCTAACACCCCTGGCCCGGGCTTGGTCCTCCTTCGAAGGGTTGCTATTGAGAGCTAACGCAATCTGGACGCCAAGGGCGCCATCCGCAGCTAGCGTGTTGGCGCTTTGGGTCGCCTCTATGTTGTCCGTATACATTTTAACCAGTGTGTTGAGAATTGCTTTCTCTTGTTCTTGATCGATGCCGGCTTTTCTAAGAGAAGACATATCCGCTTTGGCTAGCCAGTCCGACCACAAACTAGATATCTCTGCGGAATCACTGGTGTCACTGCGGGCCGGAATGTTCGCTGCCCAATTAAGCGCGTCGGTTTGTTCGCCGGTTTTCATGTATTCGGTCAAAGCGGCCATAAAATTCGTGTTCGACAATATTGCTTTGCGGCCCTTGTCTGTTACAGACAACAGTTCAAATAGATTTTTGCGTGTGATGTCGAACTGATAAAAATCGATGTGTCCTTCCTGCTCGATACCGTCGCCCTCTAATATTTTAGTGCATGCAATATACCTCATGGCGCCACCTTCAAACTCGGGGTTCGCTTTTGTCCATGCAGCCCACTCACCATTCGGCTCAAGCATATCATTACACAAATCAAAGAAGCTGCCTCCGACTTCAAGCCCCTTGTCAGTATATAACTTAAGACTGACTGGGATTCTTTCCCCATCTACGTTGGCAGTGATATCAGCGATAGTCTTGGCGCCACCGGCGGGGATTTGCCTTCCTTGCATCAATGCCGCAAGAAATGCTTCAAAGTTGAAGCCGGCAGCAGATGCGTTAAAGTTTGTAATTGCCATCGTTAGTGTCTTATAAAATACCAAGTATGCCATGGCTTGCTGAATAAACTCTTTGGGGTTGTCTCTCGGGATGGAATTGATTCCCTTTTCCATGATGCGTGAGACGGCATTAAGTTTATCTTCGAATCCGGTGCCAGGAATCTTAGCGAGGTATTGCTCTAAGCCTTGTCGTTGGGAGGGGGGCGCGTTGGGATCATCGGATTGTGCGTCGTCATCGGCGTTTGCCCATCCAAGTTCTGAAATCGGAATCATGGGGATCTCTGAAATATGGTAAGTGCGTACTTTGGGCTTGGGGGCACTTTCTTCTTGGAGGAGCCCCAAAGGAAGGGCCATAATCTCTTCGATCAGCGCCACTAGATTATCGGGAGAAATAGTATTTTGCTTTTTAACATACTCTTCTTTTAATATGCTTCTTAACTCAGACATTCAAAAACCTCACATAATTATGTCAGCTATACCTAATTCTACAGCTTCTTCTGCAGATAAATAGACATTAACTTTGCGTTCTAGCATCTTTTTAAGTTGCTTTTTGGTCATTTTAGTTTCTTCGACCAGCGCATCAACATACATTTGTTGTAAATGTTCTACTGCTTCTATTTCATTTAGCAAACTATGAAACGAACCGTGGCTGCCGGCTATGACTGAGTGAATCATAACTCTGCAGTTCTTCCCAATTCGTCTTTTGCCCTTTGTTCCGGCCGCCAAAAGTAGTACGCCGGCAGACATAACCTTTCCCGATCCTACCGTGTGGATCTCGGTGGTTTCTTCGACGTCGCGCATAACATCATAAAGAGAAAACATATCATCAGCATTCCCGCCATACGTCGAAATATAAAACTCAATTGGCTTTCTTTTGTCGGGTTCGAGTGCGGTGTTCGCCTCATTCAAAGTTAACAGCGCGTGTACAAGCTCCGCCACCTTTTCATCAACCACTTCACAAAACAAGCCTATCAATGTGGGGCCATCATACACCATGGTATCGCCGGACATAAGAGACGCGGGATCTACGATGATGATCTTGTCTTTCTGTGTTTTTTCTTCTAATATCGACTTAACGATTTCACGAATCTTTTTGATCATATGGGCTTATCCCAAAATTGTAATGCGGCGTCTTTGTGTTCGTTTAAAAACCTCTGCGCACTATCCCAATCCTGAAATTCTATCGTCGGCCGAAAAAAGGACGGGTGACATTGGATTAAAACGTCGATGCTACGCTGTTTGAGCAGCTTGGTATCTTCATTAAAGCGCCACTCAAATGAGCTAATTTGCACAGCTGACTTCTCGGTGCACAACATGTGTTCTAACATTATCTCACGCGCATAAGAGAGGTGCTCCAGCGTTTTGATTAGCGCTGATAAGTAAATTAGGCGGCCGGCGCGGAGCATTGTTAAGCTAGCTCGCATCGAGCGGAAAAAGTAGAAAGTCTTACAGGTTATATATCCAAATACAAAAGTAAGCAAGTATGCCCACCAGTGTTCCATTTACACCTCACCTATGAAAATAACCGCTGGTCATTTTTATTATAATCTTATCTAAAGGAACCGTCAAACTATTACGAGCCGGTAATGCGCTTAAAAATTCGCTCGGTCAGCTCATCAGCCATTTTTTGCTGGTTGTTCTCTTTTGACAGGCGCGCTGCTACGCGGCGGGCCACTTCGGCAACCAGAGCATCTACGTCTTTTGTCTGCGGGGCGCCCTTTTCTTCCAGTGCTAACTCGTCTTCTGGAGCGGCATCTAGTTCAATATCGCCCGGCATATCCATAGCGGCCTCGTCATCAACGACGGCCTCGTCATCAAGACCCAACTCTTCATCGCCACCATCAGCATCCACGTCCATTGCAACATCGTGAGATGCCGCCCAGTCCTGAACGAGTGTGAGAAGGTCAACAACCAGTTCTTCTGCGGTCTCTGCGTCCGCGTCATCAACGGCTAGCTCATCGTCGGCGGCGCCAAGATCGGCCTCAAGGTCGCCGATCTCGTCGCCCTGGTCGTGAACATCGGCGTCCATGTGACCAAGGTCGGCATCAAGCTCGTCTTCCTCTGCGCGATTGCCGGGCGCGTCAAGCCCATATTCAGCAAGTCTTCCTTGACCAATTGGCAAAAGATTCGCTAGTTTCATAAATTGGCGAATTTCGCCTTCGGTTAAAAGTGTTTTACGAGCCATTATAATTCTCCTTAATTTCGAACTCAACTGTAAATAGTTTATAATTTTGCAATTCCCTCAAATTCTCCAATACTAACCTGAAAGCAACGAGTTTTTCTTCATTTTCCTAAGCGCGTCGGTTTCGATTTGCTTAACTCTTGCAAATGATACCCCAATTCTTTCTCCAATTTGGCGCAACGTCATGTTACCATTTTCGTGAATAGAGATGAGGCAGCAATTATGTTCTATAGGGTAGTCAACCCAAAGTCGACATTCTCCATTTGAACATTCCTTTTTCTTATTTATGCAAGCCACAGCACATGGCTTTAACCCTTTGTTGTTCATAAATCCGGATGTTCCTC